CTCCCGAAGCGCACGAAATAATTTAGCTCACCCCGCTTTACAGACCTTTACATAAATAAAATTTTTTACAAAAAAATGGCCCGAAGGCCACTTAGTCAATTAAGTCATCAATGATAAAACAGTCAGCTTCTAACCCCCTAATCTTATCAACTGACTCCAGTTGAGCATTTCTCCTCCCAATCCACCGAGCCCACACCCGCGAAGCGGAACATAGGGTAAGTTCAGTAGGCTTAACCCGCAACTTTTCCTCCCCAACTAAAATAACAAAACCAGCTTTGGTCACTTGTTTAATCTGGTAGGGAAAACATTCATGATTCCAAATAACCCACGACCCATCCCGACAGGCAATATGAGCACACTTAATGTTCATTGTTTTAGGCGTTTTCTGACTTCTTCCAACTGGGGCAACGCGAACTTAATCAACAGCTCGCAGTTCTCGTCATAAACATCAACATTGTATAAAAACATATTGATGTTTCTTATGGCCGCTTCAACCTTGTCCGACAGTTTTACATACCCGGATTCAGAAGCGGGGTCATAGCCGGTAATCATTTCTTTGACCTCTCGACCATGGCATCTGCCATTCCAAAAGCAGCTAAAGCAATAGTATCATTGCTAATATCTTTTAGGGTTGCATTAGATATCATCCCCTGCATCGCCATGGCTGCAAAGATTTCCCGTTTTGTCAGGATAGAAACATCCCCCGGTTTCATTCCGTAGTCTTCAGCTGTCATCGGTTTATCCACTTTGTATACCTCTTTTATACTATCAATATTATGGTAAATATAACCCAGCAAACCTGCTCCACCTATCATGATATCACCACACAAACATCAACCAGATTTTTAGCCAGTGTAGCACTATAAACTCTGAACCACGCTTCAGCCATTTCAGCCGGGTCAGTCGTATAGTTGCCATCGAAAGGTACACCGCCGGTAGGCGCATACATTCGCTCCATGTCAACGCCTTGGATAAAAGCTTCTGTTAACAGTTTTTTAAATATTTCAGGATTCATATTATCTCTCCAATTATTAGTAAACGCAAAAAGGCCAATGGAATAACCCACTGGCCTTAGCGCTTTTTTGTAGTTACAACCCACATTGATTCCACGGTTAAAATTATACTCCATATAGATAGGAAAAATCAACTTGCAAAGCCCGAAAAGTAAGAATATCCTTATAATCTACTGCCACCCACAGACATTTTACGCCCATGACCGAACCCCAAACCTCCATATTACCCAAGAAAAGCCCGATATCCTATGTCGTTGAAGGGGTGCGAACCCGCGCCACACAAGCTTTCTCCGATAAAATGTTCCTTAAAGCTAACGGCTTACCCATAAATCCCCGAAGTCCCGAGAAACAGGAGGCTGTAGACATTTTTATTGAGGCTCCCGGCGCACCGCCTGCCCCAACATCGCATGCTTCACAGGAATGGCTCAACATATTGTTGGCTCAACACGACTTTGAAGTGAAAAATAAGTCAAAACAGATGAAGACCTACGTTTTGACCAAGTTATTTGAGACTGCTGAAGGCAAAGATAAGAACCTAGCCATGCGTGCCCTTGAAACATTGGGAAAAGTGTCTGAAATCGGCTTATTTACGACAAAAATAGAAATCAACATCAATAACCGGCCTACTCAGGAGCTGGAAGAGGAGCTTCACAACCTTTTGAAAGGCTACAACATGGATGTGATTGAAGGGCAGCTCGTAAAAGTAGCCGGGCAGCTCTCGTTAGAGAGGGAAATGCTGGGGGATGAAGAATTGGAGGGGGACTATGAGTAATGTCATACCGATTGGTGGTTATACTCGTCTTGACATCGACCCGGAAGGGGTTATCGAAGGCGCAAAAGATAAGCTAACCAGCGTTTTGGTACTTGGTTATGAAGAGGATGGGAGCCTTTATGCTGCCGCTTCGACAGCGGACACCGGGCATCTACTTCTGTTGATGGAGAGGTTTAAATTCAGTATCCTCAATGGTGATTATGGGGATGAATAGCCTCGACCAGCTATCTATTGACGACCGTGCCAGATTGGAAACATTGATTACGGAAATCAAGCGCAGGCGGCATAGGGAAGAATGCCAGAAAGATTTTTTGACGTTTGTAAAACACATCTGGCCTGAATTTATTTCGGGAAGACATCATTGCCGGGTCGCTCACGAGTTTGAAGCTATTGAAGCAGGGAGCGATGGGAGGATTATAATAAATATGGCCCCTCGGCATACGAAGTCAATGTTAGCTTCAGTGCTTCTACCCGCTTGGTATTTAGGAAAACATCCCGGCCATAAAGTTATTCAAGCCTCAGTAACCGCAGAACTCGCCGTGGGCTTTGGGCGGCTTGTTAGGAATATGATTGATACGGATGCCTATCGTGAGATATTTCCGGGGGTTGCATTACGAGCTGATAGTAAAGCTGCTGGTAGATGGGCAACCAATCAAGGTGGTGAATATTTTGCGATTGGGATTTCAGGAAGTTGTACCGGGATTGGGGGTGACTTAATCATTTTGGACGACCCCCACGACGAGCAGCAAGCCATTCAAGCAATTACCAATCCGGCAGTATACGACAAGGTTTATGAGTGGTATTTATCAGGGCCACGACAACGGCTTCAACCCGGGGGGAGATTAGTCGTTTTAATGACCCGGTGGAGTAAAAAAGACCTTACGGCAGCTTTACTTAAAGCGCAAGCTGAAGGGGGTGAACGCTGGAAGCATATATCGTTCCCGGCAATTCTGCCTAGTGGTAAATCTTTGTGGCCTGAGTATTGGCCTATTGAGGCATTATTAGCCACTAAGAAAGCCATCACTCTAAAAGAGTCTTTGCAGAAATGGCAAGCGCAGTATATGCAACAGCCAACGAGTGAAGAAGGGGCAATCGTTAAGCGAAGTGTTTGGATGCGTTGGGAGGAAGACCACCCTCCACCATTGGACTTTATTTTACAGACAGTTGATACAGCTTTTGAAAAGACCCAACGGGCAGATTTTAGTGTTATTGCAACGTGGGGTATCTTTTACATGGATGATGAGGATACCGGATTGCCTGTAGCAAATATTATTTTACTTAATGTGCTGCGAGAAAAATGTGAGTTCCCCCGGCTAAAAATTATGATAGCTGAGGAATGGAAAGAGTATGATGCTGACAAGCTCATCATTGAAAAGAAGGCATCGGGAGCGCCACTGATCTACGAACTTCGGGCAGCAGGGATTCCATGTAGCGAGTTTACCCCAACCCGATCTACGGGAGACAAGGTGGCTCGCTTGATGGCAGTCACAGATTTATTCGCCTCACATCGGGTTTGGGCACCGGATAGACCATTTGCCGACTGTTTGATAGAAGAAGTTGCCAGTTTCCCAAATGGTGACAATGACGATCAAGTAGACGTAACCAGTATGGCGCTGGCATTTTTTAGACAGGGGGGCTTTGTTAAGAATGCCATGGATGAGCCAGAAGAAGAAAAGTATTTTAAGAGCCCAAGACGCGCAGCATATTATTAATTTTTAGGAATTGCCATGTCGATTGAAAAAGCATTAAACCCAGCCCCTTCAGCACAAGGCATTGCCGCGCTTGACCCAGAGAAAGAGCCTCTTGAAATAGCGGTTAAGAATCCAGAAGAAGTAAAAATCAAGAAGGGTAAGAAAACTATACTCACAATAAAACCTGAGATTGATGAGGATGAATTTTCTGAGAATCTTGCTGAGAAAGTGTCTGATGCTGCTTTACAATCTATGTCTAGTGAATTGATTACCGGTTTTGATGAGGACATCAATTCCCGTAAAGAGTGGTTGGAAAGCTATGTAAAAGGTATTGAGCTTTTGGGTATTAACCCAATGGAAGACCGGTCTGACCCATGGGAAGGTGCCTGTGCAGTGGTACATCCACTGTTGATTGAAGCGTGCTGCAAATTCCAAGCCGAGATAATGACCAGTTCGTTTCCGGCAATGGGGCCTTGCAAGACCAAGATTATCGGTAAACAGACTGAGGAATTAAAAGAAGCCTCTATCCGTGTACAGGAAGACATGAACTATAACCTCACTGAAGTGATGGTGGAGTTCAGGCCAGAGCATGAACGGGCGATGTTTGGTTTGGCGCTATGTGGTAATGCCTTTAAGAAAGTGTATTTTGACCCAAGCCTAAACCGCCAAGTATCGATGTATATTCCTGCAGAAGATATTGTGGTGCCCTATGGTTCTACCAGCCTAGAAACATCCGAACGTATAACCCATGTTATGCGTAAAACCAAGAACGAGATTATCAAGCTGCAATATGAGGGCTTCTATCGTGAGATTGAGATAGGCGAGCCTACCAACATGATTGATGATGTTGAGAAGAAGATTGCCGAGCGTTTAGGGTTCCGGGTTACTTTGGATGAGAGGTACAAGCTGCTTGAAATGCAGGTAAACCTCGATTTAGAGGGTTATGAACATAAGGACGAGAACGGGGAATATACGGGTATAGAGCTACCTTACATTGTCACCATTGACAAGGGGACTACGACTATACTGGCCATCCGTAGAAACTGGGAACCGGACGATAAGAAGTTTATAAAACGTGAACACCTTGTCCACTACGGGTATATACCAGCCTTCGGATTTTACTGTCTCGGTTTGATAAATTTAATTGGTGGCTTTGCCAAGTCGGGCACTTCATTGATTCGCCAATTGGTAGACGCCGGTACGCTGTCTAATTTACCGGGGGGATTCAAGAGTAGGGGTTTAAGAATAAAAGGCGATGACACGCCGGTAAGCCCCGGTGAATGGCGTGACGTTGATGTGGCAAGTGGTACGCTCAAAGAAAATTTCCTGCCACTGCCCTACAAGGGCGCTGACCAAACACTGTTTTCCTTACTGACATCTATTGTTGAAGAAGGACGGAAACTGGCCGGCAGTGCTGATTTGGCTGTGTCTGATATGTCTTCTAACTCACCGGTTGGCACTACGCTGGCTGTGCTTGAAAGAACATTGAAATTGATAAGTGCCATCCAAGGCAGGGTTCACTATTCCATGAAGCGTGAGCTTCAGCTCATCAGAAACATTATCCGTGATTATACGCCAACTACTTACTCCTATGACCCACAAGAAGGGACTCCGAAAGCTAAACGCTCTGACTATAAGAACGTTGCAGTTGTACCCGTTAGTGACCCTAATGCTGCGACTCTCGCACAAAGGGTTGTCCAATATCAAGCCGTTCTCCAGTTAGCCCAGACAGCACAACAGCTCTATGATATGCCACTATTACACAGGCAGATGCTGGAGGTTTTGGGTGTACCAAATTACCAGAAGCTCGTGCCCATGGACGACGACCTCAAACCTCGTGACCCAGTAACTGAAAATCAAAACATCCTCAAAGGAAAGCCGGTAAAAGCGTTTTTGTATCAAGACCATCAAGCGCACATAATTGTCCACACGGCAGTAATGCATGACCCCAAAGTTCAGCAAGTATTACAGGCTGCTTTTGCCACAAATCCACAAGGTCTTGCTGCACTACAGGCAACACTGGGAGCCCACATCGCGGAGCATTTAGGATATGAGTACAGAAAACAGATTGAACAGGCTATGGGGAGGGACTTGCCAACTTACGGTGATAGTCCAGAGGATGAGGATAACCAAGTTGGGATTCCCGCTGAAATTGAACTGCAAGTATCCAAACTTGCTGCCCAAGCCTCACAGCAACTACTACAGCAGAATCTGCAAGAACAACAAAATCAGCAGAATCAGCAAAAACAACAAGACCCGCTTATCCAGATGCAACAGCAGGAACTCAAGATCAAAGAGAGCGACTTGGCAAGAAAATCAAAACGGGACGACGAAGATATAGCCGTCGAATATGCCAAGTTGGGAATAACTAAAAATAAAAACGATAGTACGGCAGAAGCAGCTGGTGCCACTGTTGCAGCAAACCTGCATATAAACCAGTCAAAGCTTCAGGAGCAACATGTGACATCAGCTGCCAAGATCGGTACCGATATTGCCAAGACTGCCGCTCAACATGAGCATGAGATAGGCTCACAAGCCGCTCAACATGAACACGATATAAAAGTGGCCAAAACTACCAAACCTACCGGAGGTAAAAAATGAGTGCAGAACTGAATAACGCACTAGAAGTATTACACAGTATCCATACCCAAAGAATAGAGTTTTTAAAAGACTGGGTAAGTAAAGGGACTGCCAAAGACTATGCAGAGTATAGGGAAATATGTGGGCAGATTGTAGGTCTGTTGGAAGCATGCCGCAACATAAACGAGCTGTATCACGAAACTGTAGAAGGGGATGAAGATGACCAATGAAGAGATTGAGAGAGAGATACTGGATAAAGGGTTAACTGCACCACGGGTAACTCTTGAAGGAATGCGAAGCAAGATTTCGCGTGCAGAAATACTTACTACAACAGTAAGTAATGGCCAGATAATACGCACTTGTATCTTAATAATGGAGAATGGCTATGTAGTAGTTGGTAAACCTTCTTGCTGTGTTTCACCTGAAAATGATAACGAAGAGTTAGGCAGAAAGATTGCCGAAGACAGTGCTATTGATGAATTATGGGCACTTGAGGGTTATCTGTTGAAAGAGAAGTTATATCAAGCTTCTTTGTTTGAGAGCTTAGCCGGTGAAGCCCCCATAGTCTACCCTAACGCAAGAGGAGAATACGATGAGTGATTTTCTATTAGCAACAGACCCAAAAAACCCAAAAGTTGTGGGTACTATTGGCCGCGAAGCTCTTATAGGGCAAGCCGACCCAAATTCAAAACCTAAAAGGCAGGCAACACAATTGCCACAACCAACCGGATACCACATTCTCTGTGCCATCCCTGATATTGACAGAGAGTTCGATAATAGCAGTATCATCAAAGCCGAGAAAACACTGGCTGATGAGTCTACGCTGTCTACTGTATTATTCGTCGTGGCCATGGGTCCAGACTGCTATAACGACGAACATAAGTTCCCAACAGGCCCGTGGTGTAAAGTTGGCGATTTCATTATCACCCGCCCATATACCGGTAGTCGGCTGGATATACATGGCCAAGAATTTCGTTTAATTAACGACGATAATGTTGAGGCGGTTGTTGAAAATCCAGTCGGGATAAGGAGAAA